CCAGCGGTCGCGGTAGGCCTGCTCCATGTAATCAGTCGCCCGCCTGAGTGCTTCTTCCTTTTGCCCCGTGGTGAGCGCGGCCCATGTGTCGTTGCCGCGGTTCGTGTGGCGCGTGTCCGCATTCGTCACGGAGATGTATGACTCCGCGGTCGACAGGCCCGTCCCATCTTCAACGACCAGGCTCATGCGGCCCTCCTCAGCGGATAGGTGCGAGAGCGACCAGCGAGTGGGCGAGCGCAGCGCCGACCGCGAAGCGGGAATTGATCGTTCGCCGAAATGACCCAGCCCCTTGCGGAGCCGTCGAGCCCAGCCGTGCCGCTCGCCGTGCCGTTGATGCTCGCGAAGGAAGAGGCCGAACCCGATCCAGAAAGCCCGAGCTCGCCGGATGCGCCGCCGTTGATCTCGACCGTCGCGAGCGCCTGGCCGCCCAAGCTGAACGACAGCGTGGCGCCGCCCGTGATCTCGGCCATTGCGTCGGCTGAGCCGGTGAGCGCAATGTCTCCTGCCGCATCGCCCGAAATTGGCACGTTGCCGACTGCGCCGTCCGCTGAACCGCTGAGGTCAAGCGAGCCTGTGGTTGCACCCTGGAGCGCGACCGTTCCCGCTGCCGAGCCGATGAGCGAAAGTCCGCCGCTCGAAGCGCCTGCGTCTGCGACCGCCCCGTTCGCCGAACCAGCAAGGCTGAGCGAGCCCCCAGCTTGACCGCCAATCGCGACCGTTCCCGTGCCCGCCCCCGTCACATCGAGAAGGCCGCTTCCTGCGCCAGAAATGGCGGCCTGCACTGCTGCGTTGCCTGACAGCCCGAACGAGCCTGTCGCGCTTCCCGCGACGGCGATGCCGCCGACACCGGCGCCAGAAAGGGCAAGCGAACCCGATGCCGTTCCTGCAATGCCGCTACTCGCCACCGTTCCGCCGGATGTTCCCGTGAGGGCAAGCGATCCGGTGCTGGTTGCAGCAATCGGGTTCGTCGCAACCGCGCTGCCGGTGAGCGCAAGGCTCGAGCTGGCCTGCGCAGATATTGCCACCGCACCGGCAGAACTGCCGCTGAAGTCCATGCTTCCAGCAGCGGCCGCATCGTTGGCCGTCGAAAGCTCGGCGACGATAGCCGCGAAGGCCGTGCCCGACGTGCTGCCCCAGGTGACCGTCGATCCGGTGAAGCCGCTGTTGATCGACGCGACCTCGTGGCCCGTGGTGGGCGTGGAATAGCCGGTGCTGTCGAACAGTTCGGCCCAGCTGGAGGGCGGCGTCAGGGTGGCGGGTGAAGATCCATTGCCGACGAAGCCGATCAGCGCATTGCCGGTGAGGGCAGCCGAGCCGAGGGCGACGGTCGGGGTCGCAGCCGCCGCTCCATTCTCCTGCTTGGCCGACTTGAGCACGACGCTCGAGCCGACCTTGGCGAGGCCGCTGACCGACGCAACCGTCACAATCGCGCCCGTCGCGGAATCGCCGGTGCAGTCGAAGGTGACGGTTTGCGATGTGGCCGAGGCAACGCGAGAGTTGGCGACGAACAGATAGAGCGTATCGGCACTCGCGTTCTTCAGCGCCGTCAGAACCTTGGTGAAGGTGATGCCAGCCGAGCTGCTGAGCGAGCCGCTGGCGACCGTGCCGGAAGCCGTGACCAGGACAACGAGGAGATCGTCAACCGCAGGCGTGAACGAGCCCGACGCATAGGATGATGCGTTGCTGGTGCTCGGAGTCGTTACGCGATGGGTGACGCTCGCCATTCGCTAAGCGCCGCCGGCGTCGATCTGGAAGCTGGTGATCGTGACGGATTGGCCCGACGCGATCGAAGTATTGTCGAGCGTCATGTCGCCGCCGCCGCCCGTCGCGGTGACGCTGCCCTGGATATGGCAGGTCGTGCCGTCGCTGGCGTACACGCGGAAGTGACCGGCGGTGCCAGCTGCATCAGCCGAGGCGTCCTGCCACGTTCCAGACTTCGCCTTGCTGCCTGAAGCGGCGGCTGCGAGCCAATCGGAGGGAAGGCTTAGCGTTGCAAGGACGGTGCCGCTGTCGGCGGTGCCGCAGTTGGCCGGAGCAGCGCCCGACCTGATCTTGAGTACCGCGGAAACTCCCACCGCCGTCTCGATTGCGTCGAGCGCGGCGTTGCGGGCCGATGTGGAGAATTGGAAAGCCATCGTCAGGCCTCCTGCCATCCCCCGGCGCGGAAGTTCTCAACCTCGTCGGGGTGAACGTCTGCGCTGTGCGGCGCTGGGAACGCGCTCGCATCGCGTACCATGCGAACGAGCCTCGGTGCCGTCGCTGCGGCGGGTGCTTGTTCTGCTTTCGCTTTAGCTTTCGCCATCGCGTCTCTCCTGAAAGGGAAGGGGCCGAGGGAAGGGGATTGAACCCCCGGCCCCTAGGTCGTTAGCCGAGCAGCGTGGCGACCAGATCCGACTTCCAGACCTTGGCGGCGTAGAAGCACCGGGCCTCGAGCATCGCCTTCTGGTAGCCGGCATAAAGCGCCAGCTGGATCGTCACGCCGGTAAGCGGATCGGTCACGTCCATCACGTCGACCGCGGCTTCCGCAGGCGGCAGCGCGGGCGGGCGGATCGCCAGCTCGATCGATGACTTGTGGAGCGCGACGTTCGGCGCGTAGTTGTTGCCAACGCTTACCGCGTCATTGTCCGCACCAGCAGCGCGCAGGCCCGGCGAGCCGATCGTGAACGACCCGCTCGAAAGCGCGCCGGTGACGACGTACTTGACCGAGTTGATCGTCACGACATCGCCCGCAACGATGGTGCCCGTGCCGGTGTCGACCGCAATGCTGGTCGCACCCGCCGAATGAGCGCCGTTGAGCTGGTAGCTCGCGCCGGTGCCCTTCGTGTGGGTCGCAACCTGGGCCGACTCCTTGAGCATGAAGCCCATGAGGTTCGACAGCGTGCCCTGGCGAAGCATCGACTGCTCGCCGGACTCGTTGACCTTCTGAAGCTGGGTCAGCGAGCGCAGATTGGCGCCAGCGGTCGTGTCCATGACGAGCGACCACTGGCCGTCGTCCATCGGGGCACCGTTGTCGGCGAGGATCTTGCGAACCTGCGGCAGCGCGGAGATGTCGGACGCGAACGGGGTCGTGCCGGCCGTGCCGTAAGCGCGCGAACCGCCCTGCTTCGCCTTGGTGGCGACGGCAAGCTCGATCTTGTTCATCAGTGCGCGAATGGCCTGGCTGACCTGATCCTGACGCACGGCCTCGAAGCCCGCACCGTTGTTCAGGTGCTTCACGTCCTCACCGGTCCACGGAATCTGGACGTTGGCGAAGCTGTCGAGCGTCATGCTGAGGTTATCGACGGTCTGGTCGGTGCCCTCGGGGATGGTCATGCTCGGTGAATAGGAAGTGCCGACGGTGACGGCGCGGGTCGCGAACGAGCGAACCGTGTCGTTGTACGCGGCGCGCTCGGCGCCGGCGTTGATCGTGACCGACGGGATGAAGCCGCACAGCTCGCGCATCACGCGGTCGTGACGCACGAAGATGTCGGCGGCGAGATTCGAGAGGGAGTTCGACATTGCGGGACAGCTCCGAATGCATGTTGAAGGGGATCAACCGCAGTCGGCGCAGCCGATGGTCGCGGGTCCGGCGCAACCGGAGGCGAAAGCAGGCGCAGCCTTGCGTTCGCGTTTGGGGTGGGCAGGGAGAAAAGCCCACCCCGGTACGGTTATATTTCAGAACTCATGCGTCACTTAGGTTTGCGTTTTAGGCGGCCGCGTCGACGACCTTCCCGCCATCCTTGCCGAATGCGACCTTATCGCCTGGAGGCAGGGCGTCGAACTCGGTGCGCGTCATGGTCTTGACGCTGCCCTTGTTGTCGTTGCTTCCACCGGCTCCGCCACCGCTGTTGACCGGAGCGGCCTTGAACGCCTTGCCCTCCTCGCCTTCGAGGAACGCCTTCACATAGTCGCGGGCAGGCTTCTCTCCGATGAGCACGGCATATTTGCCATCGACGAGATCGGCCTTGGCCTCGCGCGCCAGCAGCGCCTTCAGTGCCGGAACGTAGGCCGGCAGCACATTGCCCTCGGCGATTGCGCCGTTCAGTTCCGCCTCCAGCGCATAGGTGCGGGCGGCGCCCTGCTCTGTCTCAAGCGACTTGACTGCGGTGTCGCGCTCCTTGGTGAGCGTCTTGACCGAGCCCTCCAGCTCCTTCGCGCGGGCTTCGGCCTTGTCGGCTCGCTCCTCGGCTGCCTGAAGATCCTCGGGCTTGATCTCTGCCCCGCGCTTCAGCTTGCGGTTCTCGCCGATCAGCTCCTCGTTCTTCTTCTCAAGCTTGTCGATCGACTCCTGCACCTTGCCGACCGCTTCCGCGATGGCCTTGTCCACTTCTTCCTTCGTGAATGTCTTGTCGTCTGCCATGATGTTCTCTCCTTGGGTTAGCTGAGCGATAGTGATTTGCAGAGTTCGAGGGCCTGTGGCTCGGTGAAACCTTCCGCGAGGTAGGCGTCGAACAGGACGCGGCGAGCGTGCGCGATGTCTGCCGCGTGCTTGCCAATCGTGTTGAGGATGATCGCGTAGCCCTCCATTGCCTGCTGAAGCGCAGTCGGATCGGGCTTTGTGTTCGTGGTCATGGTGCTCTCCTTCACCGCCGCAGTTCTTCAAGGGTGAGCTCGCGGCCTGTCCCGCTCACCAAGTCTCTGACCGTGATCTTGCCCTCCATGAACAGCCGCGCCCGTTCCTTCCCAAGCACACGCTCGATGAAGGCCGGCGACTGCCGCTTGAGAAAGTCCTGGAACGTCGTCGCGCCGTGCACCGGGCCCAGCGATGACGCCCGCTCTCCAGCCTCGTCAGGCTCATCGAGCGGAATGCCGAGATCGCGGAAGCTCTTGGGAATGGGCGACAGGACGCAGCGGTCGTTCCAATGGATCGGCGGCGCCTGGAACTCGACCTTCGTGCCCTTCAGCTTGTTGCCGTCCAAGTCCCAGCTCTGCCCGTCCAAGGCTGCACAGCGCGGGCATACGTGGCCGTCCAAGGTCGCCAGCCAACGGACCCCCGCAATGAGCCGACTGTTTTTCCTGAACGTAGCCAAACGGGCGTCGTTTGCGGCGGACATGACACTTGAATGGACAAGTGCGCGAGCGTTTCGCCGAGCAACTTGCAACAGGCCCGGCTCCGTCTGCGTTCCAACCACCCGCTGAACAATCCGCTCATTCGTCTCTCCATTTATCACTCCCTGCCGCACCTGTGCAGCGAACTTGAACGCCGTGTCCTCGGCCTGCTTGTCCCACCATGCCTTCGACGGTGCTCCGTCAATGAGCACCTTCTTCGACAGCGAGGCGAGCGTTTCCGCGGTCACCGCACGAGCCGCGCCGATCGTCTGCAATGCTTCAAGCGTATGCTCCGAGACGAGAACGACCAGTCCGTGAGTGTCGACTATGGTTGACACGGTGGCATAGCGCGCGTTGATCGCGGACTCGGCTTCGCGCACCAGTTCCTCGATCTCGCGCTTGCCCGCGTCGGATAGCGTCTGCGATTGCAACAGCATCTTGAGGTCGCGTTCGAGTTCGCGCAGGATCGCCTCGGCCTCGGCTTCCTCGTGACCCGACAAGCGCTGCAGTTCGAGCGCGAGCCGGAGAATGTGGTCTTGAAGCTCGACCTCGCTCATAGCCGCCCGCGCAGCCTCAACTTCAGTTGTCCCCACCCGCTCAGGCGAGTTGCCATGACGCGCTCGGGCGTGGGCGCATCTGTAACGAGATAGGCAGCCCTTCTCGGTTTCCAGAGCTGCCACCATTTACGGCGCTGTGTAATCGTAATTAGGGCGCCCCTCTCAAACGGCACCATGGCCGTAGCTGTGAAAATGTCTTGCATCGCTCTCTCCTAGCTCAGCGCGTCCCGCTCGATCTTGCGGCTCGCCAGCTCCAGCAAGCCAATCCCTTCAGCCAATGTCACATGCCCGAACGGCGTGTAGGTCACGCCTCCATCGATCACCGCGACGAGAATGGCCTGTTCGATGCTGATCTGCCCCGCTGCGATCTGCTCACCCAAAGCGATGAACGACCCGGCAATAAGCTGATCGTCGAGCGGTGCGGTCTGCTCGCCGTTGATGGCAATGAGGCGAAGGTTTGCGCTCACGAGCCGAACTCCACATCGTCGCCGATCTGATCGTTGTCCGGGTCAAACTCGACATCTTCGACGAGCTTCATCCACCGCCGCACATCTTCCTCGTTGAAGGTCGCGAGTTTGCGCTCGTCGATGTCGCGTGCCAGCTTTTCCAAGATGCCGTCGGGAATCACGCCGCCAGCCTCATCGGTTCAACCTCGCGGATGCGGCGGGAAATGCGCCAGCCGAAGCCCCACTCCGTCTCTATCGGAACGCCATGCCGACGCAGCTTGTTGACATAGCGATAGACGAGGTTGTCCGCCCATTCAGGCTCGAGGTCGGGATTCGGATAAAGCGCCTCGATGATGTCCGACTTGCCGAGCGCGCGTTCGGGATTGGTGACCAGCAATAGCGCGAGCAGTTCGGTCTCCAGCCAGCTCAGGCTCACCGCCCGCCCGTCGAGCGTGCATTCGCGCCGCCGATATTGAGGGACGGTCATGGAGATCATGCCGCGGCCGCCTCACCGGGCTTGGGCTTCGCAGGAGCGGGCGTCTCGACCTCGACCTCGGCCTGATGCTCCTCATACTGCTTGGTCGGGTCGATCACGTCTCCGCGCTGTAGCAGCTCGAAGCATTCGCGCTTGCTGATGTTGCCCGACTGAACTCCCGCGAACAGCGCTGTTAGGGTTTGCGCGTCCATCATGGCGGGGAGGAAGTCGCGGTTGATCTCGTATGTGATGTCGCCCTCCTGTCCCGCCCATTCGGCAAAGACGCCGAGCGCCCATTCCAATGCTTCCGAGCAGGCCTGAACGATCTTCGCGAGCACTGCATTCTCGCCTGCGCGTTTGATCTGCGTGGCCCCGAGGGTTTCGGCCTGCTTGGTCTCGTCGGCGATCATGCGGGCGCCGAGCAGCGCCATCTGCTTTTCGATACGGTCCAGCGCAGTCTCTATCGCGCCTAGGCCCTGACCAGTGAACTCGAGGAAGCCCGCCTTTGCCTGCGGATCGGGGAACACCCATGCCTCGGATGAACCGATGTAGAGCTTTTCGCCCTGCTCTTTCAGATAGCCTGCGACGTAGGGCGTCGGGCATCCGGTGAAATGCAGGCCGTGGCGATAGTCCGCGTTGACCTGGTAGTGGGCGACGTTCTTGTCCACGAGGTCGATCAGCGGCGGCTCGTCGATCGCGTCGTTCCGTCCACTAGCCCCGACGATGATGAACGGAATGTAGGTGAGCGGCTTGTTGTTCATCAGCGGGTAGATGTCCCCGCCGATCTGCTCGTCCTCGTTCTTCTCGTTGATGCGGAACAGTCGCTGGCGGTAGAGGCCTGAGGAATCGAGGTCGAGCACGCGATAGCGATCCTCTTCCTCGTCGGTGAACTCGTCCTTGGGAACGGCAACACACTCCCCGAGCACCACCATGCTCAGCACCCACGCATTGTTGACGCGGGCGAACTTCCAGTTGCGGATGCTCTCGGTCGTGTAGAGCTGCAGCGTAGGACGCAGGCCCAACCGCTGCGCCGCTTCCACGGTCAAAGCGGTGACGTTCTCCGGCTGCGGCGGGTGATCGACCAGGATGCCCAACCGCCCCACAGAAAGAACCTCGTCCACCGTCTCCTTGGCGAACGACTCCATCGGCATTCCTGCCAAGGTCACGTCCTCGAGATAGCTTTCGATCCCCTTTGGAACGTCGACAGTCGGCGGCTTCCTGAATGCCATGCCCGAAAGCGCGTCGATCGTTCGCCATGTGCCGTTGAAGAAGTCGCTGCGTTTCAGGCGAGCCTTGTAATCCTTGTCGCTCTCGTCCTTGAGCTTCGGGAGATAGGCTTCAGCGGCCTTGTGGATAGCGTCCTGCCCAGCGACCACATCGCGGCAGCGCTTCCACTTGGGGCTGAACGTGTCGAAGTCTTTGTGCGTGGTTCTGACGCCGGCCATTCAGCATCCCCGAGTGAGAGCGACGATGATATGCGGAGCGGTGTGCATCTCTTAGGTTTGCCTAGATCCCGCCGATCGCCACGCGCTGCATCGCCCGCCCCTTCACGGGGAACTCGTAATCGATGAAGTAGCG